AATGTTGCAGTATAAACAGAGTTCTCACTTATTCCTAACGCCTTTGCAATCTGTGTTCATCTTGCAGGTTCTTCTCATCTACGATACTGCTTCAACAAATAATCGTAGACCTTCTTTTGGATTCAGCTTAATTCATCTTTAGGATTTAGACTCTCGTGTGTTTTTTTCCAATAGTTCCTGCTATACTCCTTAATCTTTTCCTTATTCTTCTCATAATAGTTCTTGTGATATTCGCTACGTTTTTGCTTTTTTAGCTCTTCTTCGGACTTCTCTGAGGGTAGGATAGTATGTCCTAGTGGCTCATAAGAAGGATTGTCTACCTTTCTTGATTGGTAGTCTCTAAAGTCCTCAAATAGGTTAGTTAGTTTGCTCATGTTAATAATAATATAGAATAAAGTTATTTTTTATGTTTAAGATTGTGTTTGAAATAGTATTCTAATGGACGATCTGCTTCTCATCTCAGCTCTTCGTCCACACGTTCCTTACACTTCTTACACCATAACTTCTCTCAGTCCATTAAGTGTACTCAGCACCTCACACATTGTCTCTTCATTATAAATAAGTTATATCTAAATTTGGCAAGTACAGTAGGAATCGAACCTACGCTAAGAGTTTTGGAGGCTCTTGTGCTACCATTACACCATGTACCTATATAGGACAGCCACACCTGTCCAGTCAAGTTGTTGTATTATCGATTGTTTAACCGTATTCTGGAATTACCCTACTGTGTGGAGTAGTGCGAGCGTTATGAAGGTAATTTACGACCCCCTAGCCATCTCTGAACTAGGACACTCTCTCATGCTACAATGCCAATGAGACTGCTAACTTACAGGAATGTTTAGTTCATATTTCCAACGCATCCACATAAGTATTATCATTATTATTAGAATCAGAATTAGTTTTTTCATTATTTCATAATTAGTAAATCTGCATTTCATGCCATAGTCTCTGGTAACTTTCAATTCCATTTCTCTATCCACTTCAATTTAACATACTCTGCTCATCATTGAGTTTGGATAGCCTTAGCTTGAATCTCGATAGCTTTAGCTTGTGCCTCTGCAGTTACAATCTTCTGCTCAGATTCATATCTAACCTTCTCTAGCTTATTCTTCTCAGCTAATGCTTCCTGCTCAGCAGTTACTTTAGCCTCAATCGCATCGTTGAATGATTTACTAAAGTCGAAATTAACGATGTTAAAAAGCTGAATGTCTACTCAGTAAGCCTGTAATCTCTTATTCAGATTTTCTTCAATATCTTTAGATACCTTTGAACGTTCAGTAATAAGTTGTTCAGCACTGTACTTAGCAACAACGGCTTTAAATACTTCTTGGACTGCAGGAGTGATGATCTTCTCTGCTACCTTATCCTCTTTACCAACATTCTTGTATAGCTTAACTACCTCAGATTCCTTGTACTTATAGTTTACAACGATAGTAGCTGCTACATTCTGGAGGTCTTTTGAGCTTGCGTCAGCTTTAGCGTCTAATTTCTGAGTTTGTATGTTATACTTCACAGACTTAGTGATGAATGGAAGTTTCCAATGTAATCAGTCTGAATATACAGTTGGATTCACTTTACCTAACGTAACTGTGAATCACTCATATCATGGCTGTACAACGAACCATGATTTACAGATAGCAATGATTAGGAATAACGCTATTACTCAGATGATAGACCATTTGATAATCATTCTAGTTCGAGCCTTCTCTTCTTCTATGATCCTTGCTCTTTCTTCCTCAGCTTTTTTAAGTCTAGCTTTTCTCTCAGCATCAGTTTCTGATGGAGCGTATCAAAACGAATAACTTGTAGATAACATGGTTATATAAATTAAGAAATAAAACATTAATTATGCAAACGGAAGTTCTGAATCTGAATCCGTTGCCGTTGCGTCTTGATAAGCCTTTCTCAGTTGTCATTCTATTATCTCATCTACTTCGTATTTATCCTTAATCTTCTTTATGTAGTCTTCCTCACTAAGACATTGTCTCATGAAATCTTTGGCGTTTATAGCTTTCTGGAATCGTCAGTTAGGATTTCATTCTTTTTTAGACTCAGACTTTTTTGTTGTCTTTTCTCTAGCTTTTGCCATCTCGTCTGAATCTAAATCTAGTGAGTTATCTTTTATTCAATATACGCTCATCAAAAGATACCTCTCCGTATACGTGACACATCCCCCTAATTGTTGGGTTCATACCGTAGCTTTAATGTCTGGAATCTCTGATGCCATTTCGAAATCCATACTTTCTCCACTCTCAATATCGTACACAGTTAGAACTCCATATACACCAAACTCATTTCTTTTAAGCGAGAATGCAGTAAAAAGTCAGTTCTCATCGTTCACAGTTTGCACGATTTTGTTGACTTGCTCTGGAGTGAAGTATTCATACTTAGAGAATGAGTTACTTCATTCTTTTTTATTTCTCATTTGAGACACACTAGCTTTTGCTAGAAATAATTTTTTTAATACGTTTTTCATAGTTAGTTTGCTTTAAGAATTAAATAGTTTTTCGCACGTACATATTGTCATCCTTGATTCCGCGTTCTTCTAGTAAGTCATGGAATCTCATGTCCACTTCCTCCTTAGAGGCTTGGAGTGGGCAGATTTCTACCTCTTCGTTCTCAATGTAGATATGATAACGTGCCGTATCATCATCTCACTCGAACCTGTAGAAGTTAGGTCAATAACACTTTACCAGTGTCTTTCCTCAGATTTTTTTAGTTTCCATTTGTATTGTGGTTAGGGTCTAAAACTTCATCATACTCTGGTCGATTCTCATTGATCCATAATGGGTACAGAGCTTTCATTAGTTTAACGACTGTGAATGGACTATATTCTTCCAAATTGTTCTTTCTTGCAAAGTCTTGAATGTCGAACTCTGGCTTATAGTACCATGTCTGTCATAAGTAGGTTAATCTCATTTTTTTGGTTTGTAATAAGTTAAAATATTTCCTGCAAACTTGATTCATGAAATGTATTCATCATCTGATTCTAGTTCCCATATCTTTCGTCATGCGTCCTGCATGAATCGAAGTGTCGGCATTAGCTTTCTAGTTCTGATTATGCACCAGTTCTTCTGCATTGCTAATGGTTCAATATCTTCGATAGGGTCGAAGTCATCATACTTCTCTCTCCAATTAAAGTCAGTCCTTAACATAGCGTCATCAGTAGTAGTAAATATCCAATTCTTTATTCGTCACGTACTTGTCTTTGAGTAGCTTGTATTTCCTGTATTCATTATCTTCTCAATCAATCTCCTTAGTGATTACTATGAATACGTTTGATAAATCCATGATCTTTTGTGAACCTTCCCATGTTCCACTCCTATTCGTATGATGCAACATTACGATAGCAATGTTCAAACGCTGAGCCAATTCCTGCAAATGTTCCATACACCTGTTTTGAGAATTTCTAGCGTCTTTCTCCAAGTTCCCTTGAATCCTAGAGAATGTATCTATCACGAATAACTGGTATCATTCCATAGCTGAGACTTCTATTATCTGTTCAAGTTTCTCCAAAGTAATTCAGTTGGGTTTGTTGTAGTATTTGAACTTCTTTAGATTCTCTTGTATGTAGTTATCCATATCCTTTTTTTCTTCAGCTGTCAGTGTAGATTCTCATGATAAGTCTCTCTTAGTCTTATCGTGAAACCATAACCACCTAGATTGCCACATAGTTTCGATTGGGAACTCTAGGTTAATGTAGAATCCTTTGATTCATTTCTGAGCGTTACGTTCTATCATGTCTAACGCAAACGTAGTTTTTCATGAGTTGGACTCTGCAATGATAGTCGCTAATTCTCCTGTTAGGATACATTCGAACTCATCGAATGCCTCACTAGGATAGTCTATAGCTGCTCTCTCATAAATCTTGCTCATTGTTATGTGAAACGTAATAAAGTTTGACCTGTATCTTCTTGCTTAAAGATACTGTTTACCTTTTCTGCTCAGAATGCATTACATAGATCATTCCATACATCCTTGCAAGGTTTAGACTTACTGTATTTCTCATCAGATTTCTTTTTTTGTTTATGCTGTCTAATGATCCTAGCAAGTTCTTCATCTATCTGCTCTTTGTTTAGAGCATGAAACTCTCTAAGCCAGTTTTCTAATTTCTTAACATACTTGTAATCTTGTTTAATCCTACACTCACAGTTGTAAAGTACCATAGCAAGCTTAATATCGCTTAGTGGTACTCACTGTTTAATCTTTCCACTAATCAATTTATCGCATACTTTCTCATCTATTCACTTACTCTTACCATAGTAAGATGAATATATATCTTCGTAAGAAGATATATTATCTTCAGTTCCATTTTGTTCCAGCTTGTTCCATTTTGTTCCATTTTGTTCCACTGGCTTTTTTTGTGCTTCCCATTTGGTATCTCCTTTCGTATACTGATTTCCTTTGTGTTTTTTTCACAGCTTACTTCTTCCATCAGATATTTTGTTGGATTTGTCTATACTGTGCATTGCTCATTTCAATAACGCCTTCATAATAGGATCAGTAGGGATTTCGCCATCAAGTCAATATTTTGCTAACGCTACAAAATAATCTGCTCTTAATTTATCATCTTCAAGCTCTAATCATGTCTCTAGCATTAGTCTAAAGAATTTGAATGATTCCCTGTTGTCCATTATGCTTGCGTTATTTTTGAGTAAAGAAAAAAGAGCAAACTTAATAAGCTAGGTTGTTTTGAGGTGGCTTACAGGCATGTGGAAATCCCTTTTTTCCTCATACCAACCACAGCTTATTAAATTCACTCTTGCTGTGTCCACCTTTTTCGTAAGCCATATAGTTAAATGATGGACACTCTCTGTATTGTTTGGTAAAGAAAAAGTCCATAATGATTTCTCATTATGAACCTTCATGATATATATCATGGGAGAGGTGGGGCTCGAACCCACGACCTTATAGTTAAGGGGGCAAGTTCTTACCTACACTTCCATAATGAGATCATCTCATTTAACTAACCTCAGTATACAAAATTTGATAGCGTTGTCAACAGATTTTTTTATTTTTGTTTTTGTTAGTTATTACCTTGCTTTTTATGCCTCCATTCTTTCACGTATGCGTTTCGTTTTTTCCTTCTCTCTGGAGTCATGTTAGCTTTCTGTTTTAAATATCTTTTATGGTTTCGTAATGGATCGCTCTCTTTCTTCCTTTTGTAATAATTTCTAACGCTTTCTCTACGTTTTTCTTTTTTTATAGCCCTCATCTTTTCTAGTTCTCTTACCCTTTCTTTATTCTCTGACATTCGTTTTCTGTTTTTTTCTAAAATTTTTTCTTTATGTTCCTCATAATATTTCTTAAAATAAATTCTATTTCTAATGAGTTCTTTTTCACTTAGCTTCTTTTTATGGGTTTTCTTCCTCCCCACATTTTTATAGCGACTTCCCTTAATCGCTCGTGTCATCTTTGTTTTCATGTGTAATTGGTTATTATTTAAAAACTTGCAAAACTTTATCTTTCAAATTTGATTTGATCGTGTGCAAATAATTTTGGGTTGTGGTTATATCACTATGTCCCAACAATTCTTGGATTTCCCTAATGTTGAACCCACTTTCAAGCAATCTCGTTGCATAACCATGTCTCAATGTATGTACTGTTATTCTTTTTCACAATCCTAGGTTATCACTATATTTTTTCATGATTTCGCAAACTGTATTTTTCTTAATAGGTTTTCAATAATCGTATCATGAGTTATGGGATATAAACACAAACTCAGATGGTTTCTCTGTTTTCCCAGTTCGAGGTATAGGTTTTTCTCTCTCACTTATATATTTCTCTAATAAGTCCAAACTGGAATCTGTAAAAAATACCCACCTAGTTCTATTTCACTTTCCCGTTATTCTGATTTCTTTTTTCCTTATCTCGTCCACAGTCAATCCTAGCATTTCAGATAGTCTTAATCATGATGTATAACCTATGTTGCATAGTAGCTGCATTCTTAGAGCATTTATTTTATATTTTTCAAACTGATCTATAAAATTTTCTAAAAGTCTGAACTCTGTTTCCGTTATACATTCGATATAATCAGATTTTATTTTTTTTGTTTCAATTTTTCTATAATCTAATCATTTTTCATATACCAGATTTATAAATTTCAGAAAGCTTTTTATTGCTGTTATTTTTGATTGAATTGTTTGTGGTGAAATAGTAGGTTTCACCATGTAGTAAATACTTGTAGGAGGCGTAGGAATTTTAGATAGATATGTTTTCCATCTCTCAATGTTTTTGATCGTTATTTCGTTTTCGCTCAATAAAAAGTTTCACTTTCAGATTTTTAGATAATTTATAAATAATTTCACATCACTTGTATAATTCAGAATAGTATTTTCTGAGTAGTTTCTATTATACAAAAATTGGGTTCGCTCATCTAAAAGCTGTTTAGTTAGTTGCATGATAAAAAATTTAGAATATAAAAACATCTAATTATATTCCACTACCAATTTTTTTCCTGATTTTTTATTGAAAATAAATCTGATCTCATCTAAACGTATGTATAACGTTCTATATGGGTGTTTACTCTTACCCCTTTTATACTTGGATAATACTTGGTTATCATCGACTCTTATTGGTAAATACCTGCTAGAGTTCTTAATAGTTCTAGTATCTATATTATCCATGATTGCTAATTGACCCAGTGTATACGCCTTCACTAGATCTTTTGCTGTGTTATCTCTATGATCTCTAATTGACCATAGTTTATCTCTAGGTAAAGTTTTTGGTATCACCATTGTGTTTGTTTTTACATTATAAATTGGTTGTATTTTATAATAAAATTTATAAAATATGCAATGTTTTACTAGCAATAAGTAAAACAATAAAAGTAGTAGGAAAATCCAGTGTAAAAGCTGGATTTTTCCTATTCTATTAACTCTAATTTTTTATTTTCATAGTCTAGGTGGTATTTTTTACCATTATATTCGTATGTTATTCAATCTATAAGTTCATAAGCATAGGTCACAGTATCCTCAATTCACATCTCCAGATCAGATTTCAATTCGTCTAGTAAATTTTCATGTTTTAAAACTGCTCGAATGTAACAATAATCATTCATAGTTACATTATCGATATTATCTGGTTCAAAGCTTCGGTATCCATCATAAGATTTTACCCTTACGTTATCTATATAGTATTTCACTAATTCGACTAATTCTGGATATTTAGCCTTCCAGTCTATATTTTCTGTTTTAAATTCTAAATCTAAACTATCCTGTTCGAAATTATAAAATTGTGGTTTCCATATACTGTATCAGATTTTTTTTATTCAATATTTTTCTAATGCTTTTGTTAATCTCTCATCGTCGATCCTTCATACTAGAGTATCACATTCTAATTTTTCATATCATGCTACATATTCTCGATCATAGTCTATATCGTTTATATTTACTCTCTCAGTTTTATCTCCAGTCTCCACTGTGATAAAATTATCTTTTGCTCCATAGTTTCTATCAGAGCATTCCCAAAGCTCATCTTTTGCACTTTCGCAAAAATAATCTGTAAAATTTAATGGTCACCAATAAGAGCATATACTGGTGTTTAATAGTTGGTTTAATGATATTTTCATGGTTATAATAGGTTACTAAATAAACAATTACTTGATAAAATCTCAAGTGTCAAAATCTCGATTAAAATCTCTATCTGACATATATCTATCAGCTAGAGCGTCGCATAAATTGAGCTCTCATCGACTCAATTCTTTCTCTCCATCGTTGGAGAAATAATCAGCTACAGCTGAATATACCTCCTGCGTATTTACAAAATCGTAAGAGTCTAAATATTCATATAGTAGCTGTCTCTCGTCTTTTACTTTTTTCATGGTTTCAATAAATTAAAAGCTAAAAGAATTTTCTAATTTTCCATAATCTTTGCAAAAATATTCGTTATAAGTTTCGTCTATATCATCTCAAAATACGGCTGTTATACCGTCCACATAATCTCGCATAGTGATCTCTTCTCCTTCATCATCTTTGTATTTATGAGGTTTTTCGATTGTTATATTATACATTCGACCATTGAAAAAATCTGTAAAGTTTCACCTTAAAAATTTATCCGTTTCCTCGTTTCCTCGATCGCTGCATATTTCCTTATCTAATAGGATCACTCCATCATTTCCTCTTAATTTATCTCAATATAATAGGTGAAACGCATAATTTGAATGTTCAAAGGTGCTAATTGGATAAATCCAATATTTATCTTTCAGATTTTTTGCTTTTTTTTCGATTTCCTCTTCCTCTTCTGGATCATATTCATATAGATCATCAAATCATAACGCCCTTGTTATAATTTCCTCGCTAATTCCTTTCAATTTTTCACTAGTCGCCCAATCCATTCCTCTAAATCGAAAATTTATACCATCTCAAAAAATCTCATAATTTTCATAAATGGATTGATCCATGCAAAGTGATATACTTATATTGTATCACTTATCCGTTTTGATAGTTTTTATAGTTTCCATCTTAATTTTTGAAAAAATATAAAAATTTTACATTGAAGTCCATATTTCCTTATCCCTTTTATAATAATATCAATGATCTGCCATGTGCTCTTCTATTTTATCCATCTGTTTTTCCGTTCCTTTGTATTTTCCAGTCTCTCTCATATAATCATTCCAATATTCCTCATAGGTTCACCTCTCACCGTTTACATATCGATTATCTATAATCGTTCGAGCTGTATATCCCTCTGGAATACCTCACTCAGTACAAATTTCGACTAGATCGTCGATAAATTCGTCTAATATTTCGTCGCTTCATACGAAATCGTCGTAGCGATCCCGCAATGCTTGTTCTATAAATGCTTTCATGGTTGCAATAAGTATAAGAATAAAAAGTAGTTAATTATTCAGATTTTTATTTTTGTTTTTTTTGTTTTTATTCCTCTTCCTCTTCTGTTTCTGTTTCTGTTTCTATTCCTGCAGCTTCTAAAAGCTCTTCCTCATCTATTCAATAATAATACAATATATTTTCCAGCGTTTCCTCGTTGCGCCCATAAATTCAAAAAGCAAAATCTAAAACCTTTTCCTCTATTCAAAAATTAGTCAAAGCTTCATAAATAGAGTCAAATGTTTGAGAGTCGCATAAATCGATATAGTTTCTCATGGTTGCAAATAATATAGAAATTAAAAAATCAGATTTTTTTTGTTTTTGTTAATTTTGAGAGCGTTACATTAATAATAACGCTCTAATCTAGTGTCAAAATAGTTAGCCTCAAAGTCTGCAAGATTTACTGGTTCTAGTTTGTGATGATCTCCACCCAGTCGCTTGTTGCATTGTTTGCTAGTGGTTATTGAACTAGTGATTGATCCAGCCTTGCGTGATCCATCAAATGTGAATTTCTTTGTCTCACCGTTTGGAAAAACTACAATTTTTGGACAAGTATAAGAATAAAAAATTGTGTAGTTTCCACCTTCACCTGTGAAGGTTGCAATAGTCGCTTGACACTGTCTAAACTGTGCAAGCTTTGGAGCGTTTACGTTTTTCATGTTGCAATAAGTATAAGAATAAAAAGTAGTAGTTGTAACTTATAAATAATATGTTATTTATTTGTTACATCCATAATATATATATTTCAATTATAAAATCAAGCCCTTTTTGTACAAAAGTTCAAATAAATGTACAAAAATATGAAATAATAACAATTAAAAAGCTACAAAATAAAATCAAAGAAAATAATAAAAAATATATAGGATCAGAAAAATATTAAAAATCTGAATATAAGAAGCCCCTAAAATTTCGCCGCCGCTGTTTCTGATCCTCATGCAATTATACAACTACCACAAAATACAAAAAAATAGTAGTTTATAGGATCAGATTTTTTTTTATAACTTTACACTCTGCACACCTTACATATTATATATAATATAATCCTATACTATTTTATATCCTTCCCTCCGTTTCGTATCGTTTCCTCTGTGCGTTTCCCTAGCTTCTCGTGATATATAAGCAAAAACAAGCAGAAAAACAGCAGAAAAGCCAGTTTCTAACTGCTTTTCCGTTTTCGATTTTCGTTTTGTGTGTGTGGATCATGTGGAGAGGCATAAAAGACAGTCGAGAACTGGAGAAACTGCAGAACCCCCACCCCCCAAATTGCGTGTGGGGGTGGATATTTATATATTATCACTCGCTATTTTTTTGGAAAATCAACGTGGCAAAACGTGGCATAAAATATCATACGTGGTATTATACGTGGTACTAAATATTTTTTTCGGGGTATTTTATGCGTGGCATATACCACGTTTGTGCTTGAAAATTATATTTTTTTTATTAAAATACCACGTGGTATTTACCACGTTTTATAATTTAATATTAGGGGATGCAGAGATTTGAGACGAAGAAGGCGTTATTAATTTACGCTGGGAAGAATCCAGATGACAGGAAACTAGTTGATAGATGGATGTCGAAGGGGATTGTATGGATGGAAGACTGAATGTATTGTACGAACTTGGGGCAGGTAAAGGTTGTGGAGAGTGAGTGATTAAATTCTAAAAACTTTGAAGACGCTGCTAAGATATTAGAGCTTAGTAATGAGATAGATAAATTAAAGGAAGAGAATAGAGCGTTAAAAATGATAAATGAAAAAAATAAAAAATCTGAGCCAGTTGAAGATTTGTATTACCATCTTAAATTTTTTTATGAGAAATTTATGGAGTGGAAGAAGTTTGTGGACGGTAAGGCTTATGGGCAAATGAAGTATAACAATCAGCAATGAAAGCAGGATACGATGGAGATGGTTAGTCCAGAAGTTTATTCCAGATATAATTTTACTTATGATGAAGTGGAGAAGTCTGAATGCGAGTTTACTGAGGATTTAATTAGGGATAGGCAGGAGAAATGATTAGAGTTACCATTCTAATTATAAGCCAACTTATAAAATCTCTTGCAATTTAGAAAAATAACAATAAGTCTGATAATGTTTGGTAAAGGCCAGAGAAAAATCTGGTAAGACTCTCTGTAATAATTTTATTACAGGGATTTTTCTTTATGAAAGATAAGTATACTATTACTAGTAGGTGGCAGAAGAGGATAGAGGACATGAAAGTGAAAGCTGAGTATAAGTTCAATATTTTATTACAGAACAAGAAGAGGAGGATAGAGAAGAATTGGGAGTATGAGATAGAGAAGAATGAGAGGAAGAAGCAGGCATATATTAATAAGAAGGAGGGGGAGTATAAGAGGAAGATGTTGAATGAGATAAGGGAGATGGAGTGAAAGCCGAAGAGGGAGTACAAGACAGACGCACCTAAGATCAAGCCATTACAATTTGCCATGGATATTGCACAGGAGAATGCGAAGTTAAGGGATACGGATGCAGATGGGAATGGTAGGTGTATAAGTTGTAATACATTTTGTTCATGGCAGAATTTAGCTGGGTGACATAGGTATTCTAGGAGGTTTCAGACCATGTGTTTAGAGCCAGAGAATATTAATGCACAGTGTCATACATGTAATTACACTACATGACCTAAGGGGGATACTGTAGCGAAGGAGAGGGTTAATAATGAGTATGATATAAACATAGATAAAAAATTCTGAGCATGAACTACGGACAAGTTAAAGAAGAAGGTAACGGAGTATTTTCAAGGCACTGCAGAGAAATACGATTTAGACTATGAGATACCTAGGCTCATAGAGGAGAATAAGAGATTATGGGAGACTAAGAATTTTTATAAGCCGAAGAGAAATCGGCACGGTACACGGACTAAGTATAAAAATAGGACTTAGTTTTTTATTTTTTCTATTAAATCGATGAGAGAGAGACTTCCAGTTACACGTGTATATGCGTACAAAGAGCATGTTAGGAGGATGGGTATAGCGTGAAAGCCAGCTGTATCCTATCAAGCGTTCTGTGCTAGGATAAGCAGATGAATGTCGGTGAAGGAGGCTATGGATAAGCCTGCCAATCCAAAGATGATCCATAATAGGGTGAATATGCTTCCTAAGAAAAGTTGGTGGGAAATTTTATTAAGTTATTTTAAGAGATGCTAACAGTCAAACAAATAAAAGAGGCTCGTGATAAATTAGAGTGAGATGAGGTTAAGGACATAAAATCATTAGCGAAGATAAAGACTGTAGATGAGATGTTACCTAAGCCAGCTGAGAATCAGACTCATAATAGCAGTCCTCATATCTGAGAGGAACAATATTCCATCTTAGAGGAGTGTTTAAGGTTAGATTGCACTATAGAGGAGGCGTGTATGACGGCGTGAATCAGCGTGCCATCATATTATGTGCATAAGAGGAACAACTCAGATTTTGCATTGAGGATGGACAGAGCTAGAGAGTTTCCGAAGATGATGGCTAGGGCTGCGGTAATGAGGAGGATATGGCAATGAGATTCCAAGACAGCCATGAGATACTTAGAGCTAAGAGACAAGAGGAGATATAATACTGACCTAAATGCAAGGGATGGGGAAGAAGAGGAGAAGGAGGAATCAAAAGTACAATTTATTTCAGTTCCTAGTAATGAATGAAATACAACAAACCCTGACTCTCAGAATGATATAAAGCTAAGCTTTGCCTCTGATTCATCTGCGAGTTCCTCAGAGAAACAGACTCCACGAGACAATGAGGAGGAAGCGTTAAGGAGATTGGACTCATTGAGTTTCAGCAATGGGTAGGGAAGAAGATACCGACTGAGGAAGATGATGAGTACGCTAAGCCTTTTTCTACCAACAAAAATACTATTAGATGGAGGAGATGGAAGGAGAGGAAGAGTAAGGTTGATTATGAGGAGATATTAAAAACGCTTAAAGAGGAGGCTAAGAAAAAAAAGTAAAAAAATTTTAGAATTCAAACGCTCGTAATATAATGGCTAACGTAGAGATAAAACTATCAGCGAAACAGCAGGAGGCATTTGGGTATATGATGGATAACTATCATACAGCCATTTGATACTGAGGTTGAGCAGGTTCTTGAAAGTCGTTTCTATGAGCGATTTGGCTATGGAGAATGTGTAATGAATATCCGTGAGTCAGATATGCTTTAGTTAGAGACACTATTAAGAACATTAAGCAGACGACAGTCATATCTCTGGAGAAGTTCTACAATATCTGTCATGTTCCAGATAGCATGAGAGGTAGGCTGAACAATGTATCCAATATTATAACTTTCCCAAATGGTAGTCAGATACTATTAAGGGAGTGATGTTATTTACCACAAGACCCATTATACAACAGGTTTTGAAGCCTAGAGCTTACGTGAGCATTTGTAGAGGAGAGTGCTGAGTGTCCTATAGAATGAATTGAGATACTCCAGACCAGAGTATGAAGGTTTAAGAATGAGGAGTATTGAATACTAGGTAAGGTGTTAGAGACATTCAACCCTAATCCATGACACGTATATGAGAGGTACTATAAAGGTAAGCATAAGGACTGAGATAGGGCAATATATATACCAGCGTTGGTGTTTGATAATCCATTCATCGACAAGGGGTATATAGATAACCTAATGAGAGCCAGTCAAGCTACCAAGAATAGGCTTCTCTACTGAAAATGGGACTTTGATGATAACAACTGGATGCTATTTAAGCAATGAGACTTAGATAATCTAAAAACTAACGAATCTCATTGAGACCAATACTTCCTAATCTGTGATGTTGCCAGATTCTGAAAAGATACGACTAGAATATCTTTACGGAGAGGGAATACATGGATAAGAGTATGGACTTATGCTAAAAGTAGTGTAGAAGAAGTGAAAACATCAATAAAGCTGATACAGAATCAATACGAGATAGAGGCTAAGAACATAATAATAGATGCGGATTGAGTAGGATGATGAGTAGTAGACTGAATCCCATATTCTACAGGGTTTGTGAACAATTCTAGGCCAGTAGAGACAGGGGCTAAGCAGAACTATGCTAATCTAAAGAGTCAATGTGCATTTCTATTACAGGAGAAGGTGCAGAAGTGAGAAATCGCTATCAAATGGGAGCATTTAGATGCTGATAAGGACTGGGAGATATTAGTACAGGAGATGATGAACTGTTATATAGATGAGAAGAGTATAGATGGTAAGACGAAGATAGAGACTAAGGACAAGATGAAAGCAAGAATCTGAAGGAGTCCAGACTTATTAGATACGATGATAATGAGAATGTACCCATATCTAAGATATTATGATGATGAGATTACAGGTTATTTATCTTCAATCGCTAGATAAATGGTAAAATTAACAGATGAGTTAAGACAGAAAATAATATGAGAGTACAGACATGGATTTGAAGCCAACAGGTCTAAAAACTCTCTTTTTATGTCACAGAAAGACATATATTCAACTAAAAGGAACGATGAGTTATTAAGGAGTCAGATTTTCTGGGCTTGTTTAAGAACTACGCAGGCAACGTGTATAGTAAACGAGCCAGATGTCAGTTGGGAAGATGAGAATGTATTATATCAGATGGAAGCTAGAAACTTCACAGATATGTATAAGACTGACTATGTGAATGAGCATTGGGATTTCGATAGATACATGGGGCTAGAGGATGTTGCCAAATACTGAAAAGCCGTATTCCTTTTTAGTGGGTATAACAAGAAGAGGAATGTACCTATCGTTCAGAGGATAGACCCAAGATTTGTTTATCCATATAATGATGGTTCATTATTAGTAAAAGATTATCCATTCTTCTGATTTGATAGAGTAATTACTAGAAAACAGTTAGAGGAATTGCCAGTAAGTGCCAACAAGGACTTCAAAGAGATGATAGTCAACAACTATGATGTATATATTAATGGATTAGAGACAGAGGATGCATTCCTAAGGAGTATATCTACGTGTTATAATTCAACCACTGGACATTATACAATCCACTATCACTACACATATATCTATGATGAAGAGACAAAGGAGAATAAGTTATATTTGGTACTTATGCTATGTGACCAAATCCTAGATATATATGATGTGCCAGAGACAGATAATGTAATTCCTGTCGCAGTATATGGATTTGCATACGATGCACAGGATTGGTGGGGAACATCATTAGTAAATATTATAGAAGACTGACATAGAACAGAGCAGTTATTGCTCAACCTATATAAGATTAAGGTTACTAGGGAGGCTATGTGAGGAAATATCTTCATCGATGAGCAGGTATTCATGAATAATGTTAATACTTTGAAGAATCAGAGTATCAAGAACAGATGGTTTCCTGTTAAGATGAGAGACCTTACAAAACCTATATCTAGTATGGTATATGAATTGCCACAGACTCAGATAAGTACAGACTTATATAATAGTCTTGGTATGATTAAGAACAAAGCATTAGCAGAATCATTTACAAATGCTACAGCTCAGTGACTAGGATTATCTGATAACTCAGACCCTAATACAGCGACAGCTAGTAAGATACAAAAGATTAATGCAAACATGATAACGAGTCTGCAGAATCAGATACTTAGTTACTGAACTAAAGACTTTGCAGAGTTATATAGAGCTTTCATGGTATATTATTGGAGGAATAGCTCTAAGAAGGTAATCCGTAGAACGAACAACTGATTAAGCTGAACGTATAAGAAGGTAACGAAGAAAGATGTTAAGTGAGATTTTTCAATCATGGTAGTTGACCCTATCTTAAAGGACATCATCTATCAAGAGAAGAAGAATGCGTATATGGAGCAGTATCAGATGTTGGTAAATGATCCAAGAACGCAACCATTCTTGCTTAATAATATCCGTAGAGCTATCTGTTATTATAACTGATTAGATGAGAGCGAGATAGATTCAATCAATGAATTGTCAATGGAAGACTATCAATGTAAACAAGACGTACTTCTACTCAATCAGAATATATCAATTTATATTCCAGTAGACTGTAATGTTCAGATGAGGTTATGGTACTACAATAGAGCAGAGGATACGGAAGCTAAGCATAGAGCCATACAGGCACTTCAATACATGGTTAGTCAATGACTATGAACAGAGGAGATGAATATGGCAGCTCAGCCAAAGGTAACAGACTTCCAGATGGCTGGAGAGAAGTGAAACCCATTAACTAATATAAATTATGACACAGTTAATAATCTGGATTCATGAACATGAATGAGTGAGTGAAGTAGGGCTAATCGAAGTTCTAAGTGAGACTCATTGAATGTATGATGAATGCAGAACTTAAATGTAAGTAACTGAATGGGTTAATTTATATCATAATATAATATTATGCCAGCAAAGACAAAATGATGATGGTCTTCTACTACAAAGGTAAAGAAAAAGGTAGAAGAGAAACCAATAGAGGTTGAGGTAACTACGACTCCATGAGAAATTGAGGAAGAAATCCCAGTTAGTACCGTTATCGAAAATGAAATAAACGATGATGAGATTCCAGCTGGAACAGTATTCGAGAGTGAAGAAGAAATGTTCGTCAGTAAATCAAAAAGCTGAACAAGATTCAAAGCGAATCAAGTATCATGAGATGTATGATGAACTTTTGTGACTAAGCCACAATGAAGAATCAGATTTGAGGCACAGGTTGCACCATTCCCAATGTTCATGTTACCAGCTGAGTTAAAAAGATGGCTAATAAGCAACTGATTGACTACGGATGTATACAAGAAGGATAAGGAATGGCTAGAGAAACATAATGTAGACATGAAGATGGTAGAGAAATTAAAGAAGTTTTTAACTGAGAGATTTTAAGATGTGGCAGATACTTAGAGATATAGATGACCTAATCAAAGAAGAGCCTTATAGAGAGAAAATTAAGATAGAGGACATCGATAGAGCTAAGAGGAAGAGGTATAAGCAGGAGGTATATAGAAAGATGATACATAACTATCTAAAGAAGTACCACAAATGAATAAATCTACTCTCTAAGGAAGATATAGCGATTATGACTGAATGATTTGACACTATAGATAAGACGTTGTTCCTAGACCAAGTGAAGTATACATTGGAGACAACTTATGGTAAACCTATCAAGTGGATAATTCAGAATAATAAAAGCATTTTATTTGATAAGAAATAGACAGATGGCAAAGAAGAAAGCACCAAAGTTAAAGAAAATAAGAACTAAGCAGGATTATAACCTACTTAATAAATAATTTATCTTATAAACAATACACACTATGGCAACAGCAAGAAAATTCGCTCGTAGAAGTATGCCTTTGAGGAACAAAACGGCAGTAATACCAACTGCCACATTAGACTTAAAGACATGAAAAGTATCCTATAGTAAGGGGGTATGATGAGTGTTAGACAAAAAATACAAAAACGCAAAAGTATGAATTGCTAGATAATTTATCTTATAAACAAACTAACTATGGCATTAGAAGAAGAACTAATGAATGCTGAGCAAGAATCAGCTAAAGAAGAGGTTGAGCAAAAGAACTTTGATGACCTCACAGACGAACAGATTGAAGCTGTAAAAGAACTCGAAGCTAGTGCATGATGGGAAGTCCTATTAAATTGCATGAAGAAAAGAGTTGAGAAGCAGGATGAAAACATCCTAGTATTAGCAAAGGACAACTGTTTCAATGCTAAGACAGAAGGATTCTCATTCTATGAAGTTCTCTGAGCATTTACACAAGGTATGGGGGAGATGGAGAGACTTGTAAAGGTTATCACTACTGACCCAGAAGATGTGAAGAAAGCACAGGAAGCTATTAAGAATGCGGAAGCTATTATGAGAGGAGAGAAAGTTGAATGAGTAGATTAGTTTTATTTAAGCAAATTAACTATGGATAAGAAACAGACAATTACAGATATTACATATTTTATATGGGAATATCCTAATAGAGAGAAGAAATATGATGCAGGTTGGAAATGATGGTGTGGTGATATTATAGTGTGAGATTACATACAATGTGACACATTAGAAGAGGCTAAGGATTATATCTGACATCATGGCTGTTTCCGAGCTGATGAGATAGAAGTAAAAATCTGAAAGTAAACTCTCAAATACTTTCGACCGAAGTTGCAAGTCGTTAAACTAATCAATTGTAGTCAAGTTGAAGACTTTAAATCAATTCGGAGTTGTAGAATGCTCTGACTTTACATTCTATTTATTATCAGATGACTGATATGGAAAACCTTGATAACACTGAGGAACAGAAAAAATCATGATATGCTGCTATGAGAGAAAAGCATAATCAAGAGATGGCTGACCTACAGGCTAAATTAGATGCAGAGATTGCAGGAAGAGCTGCAGATAAAAAATCATTCTTTGGAGACCTAATGAAAGGTAAAGGATACGAATGAAATTTCGATGAGTTCGCAGACAAATACAGTTCGTTAAGTATCAATGATATGGTATCTTTATATGAGGGACAAAACTGAAAAGTAGTAACTCAGACTGCTACTCAGACTGAGAATCAGACTTCTAGTGAATGACCTAAAAGTGTTATCGCATGAGCCAATCCAACGACTGAGGCTGGAGGTAAGAAGCTAGGCGATATGAACACAGAGGAATTATTGCAATATGCTAAGACACAATCTCGGTATAAATAATAATGTTGGATGGGCTGACTTTTAGCTCAATTAACGTTTATTTATTATGCCTTTCGACAGATTTAACATTTCGACTGAAAATGCCGCAAATCAAATGAAGACTGGAAACATTAATGACACTAACAACGTTAATGATTTCCTAACTTACTTACTTAAAAAATCTTTCCTTGAAAACGGAGAACCATCTACAGTATTCATGAAATTCTGAGTAAAAGCTTCTCATCAAGGATACAAATCAATTACTTGGCCAAGATTAGGAGTTATGAAAACTACTCTTGAACAAGCTGCTTTGACTGAAGGAGTTACTCCAGACGGACACAAAAATGTAGTTAAAACAGTTACTGCTGTACCTGTACAATTAGGAGACTACTCAATCATTTCAGATGTATTAGATGTAGAAACATTGCTTCCAATCATTGCTGCACAAGGAAGAGAATTAGCAAACAATGCTGGAAGATTAGTAGATGAATTCATCCAAGATACTTTGGCTAACAGCTCTATTGGAGTTATGTATGCTGGAAACGCTACTCAAAGAAGCGAACTTGCAGCTGGTGACACTATGGACTTAGACCTAGTATTAAAGGCTTGTACTTACTTAGCTGCACAAGGACAAACTGGAGAAAGATTCAAGATTATTATGCACCCTAATGTATTCTTAGACTATGCTAAATCATCTTCTACGAATACTTGGTTGAACAAACTAATCTACGAAGACTTCAAAGGAGTTAAAGATGGATTTGTAACATCTGGAGTAAACTACGACATCTACGTTTCTTCTAACGTAAAACCATTTACTGTAGATTCTGACCCAGACTTCCAAGTATGGCCAACATACGCTTTCAGAGATGGAGCATACGGAGTAGGAACTCTTCAAAATCTTGAAACTTTCTACAAACCATTTGGAGCTGCTGGAACTGAAGATCCATTGAATCAGAGAGCAACAGTAGGATGGAAATGTATGTATGGATGTGCTGTTCTTAACGACTTGTTCATCGTAAGACTTGAAACAAGAGCAGGAACAGACTATGCATGGCAAGAATTATTAAGCTAGTTAGTTTGCTTATATATTACAGGCAGGGTAAAACTTGCCTGTAAGAATAAACAGACTTATTTATCTCTTAAAGCAGTATAGATGGCAAGTATAAGGAGTATGTATAATAATTGGTGTTTAGAGGAGTTAAGAAGCAGTAATCAAGTAAACGAAGATGTATGGATGGCGTGGTTCAAGAAGGGGTTGCTGACATTCAACAAGATGGTATTAGAGTATGTGTCTGGGATGCAGAATACAGCACATATCTTTAGAGGTATACAGAAAGACACGGATGAATATCAGTTACCATTAAACTGAACTGGAGTACCAGATTTCTATAGTATTATTCAATTAAGAGTAGCATATCATGCAGACAAGAAATGAAATCCGATTTACAGAATATGTAAACCGATGAATTTTTCTGATTATAACATCAGACCAATGAAGAATCAATATAACACTGATACAGGAAAACTCGAACAGCAATGATGACACCAAGTATGATGACCAATGATACGAGACAGAGTATCGGAGATAAGCCCAAGATATGTATTTGTAGATAAGGATACTATTAAGATATTCCCAACTCCTACAGAGAATGTAGACCGCTGATTAACGTTAGCATATAACTATATGGAGGATATAGAGTCTATAGATATAGATAGTACCAATATAGAAGACTTAAACTTACCACGATATTTTATGGATGCTATAGATGACTATATAACATTCAGATTATATCAAGCTGAGAATCCAGAGATGGCACAATGGTATTATCAACAATTCGAGAATACGTTACATGATAACATATACTGACTAAACAAGGATAAGAGACCAGTAGATGAAGATTTTGCTAATACTTCATATTTTAGTCATTATTAATCGTGATTATGGCAATAGGAGAAAAGAAAATAACAAATCAGATTTCGCAAGTAAGTTGGACAGATGGTACAGCAATGGATGTCTACTACGGATTAGACCATAGTTTTCAATACAGCAGAAATATAAACTGTGATGATGAAATGCACTGAATAAAATTATCTACAGCACAACACTTCACTAGTTCATATAAGAAATGTCACTTACTTAGTCTAGGAATAAATGGAGTAATGGCGTTGCCTGTAGATACTAATAAACAGTGAGATGATGTGATATTAAGGAGATTCCAATATAGCTGAGCTAATGCCACTAGCCCACATACGCCATCATCATGGGAGGAGTTCGACTCAAAAGCATGAACATCTTATTCATATAAATATGATGCTGTAGAGTGAGTAGTATTCCAAGATAGATACTGGTTTGGTAGTAATAGAACTGATGAAATAAACCAAAAATATTATTGATATTTAACTAGTGTACCTTTAGATTGAACTAATAGCACTCATGGTGCTAACTATCAAGATATATATTTACCATTCGACCATCCAGAATCATCTGATGAGAGTATAGAAGACTCTAGCAATGTGTTAGAGCCTATGAAAGGTCAGATTACAGCTATACTTAACTATAACAATACTAGATTAGTAGTAGCTTCTGGACAAGAGATTTGGGTATATTATCCAGAACTAGACGATAGAGTAAAGCATGATGATATGTATTGAAATACATGATGGAAGAAAGTGCTTACTTATGAACCATGAGTTGTAATAGTTGGTCTGACTTGTTCTTTTGAATATTTGAAGACATGGTGTGTAGATGAATGATGGAATACTAAAGTTTACTACTATCAAGGTAACAACAACCTAAGAAATACATTCGTATATAACCTAGTAGACCTTACATGAGTAAGAGTATTAAGGGTATATAATATTAATGGTATAGACTATTATGTATCTAGTTTAGACTGAACAGACTGATTTGTGAACCTATATAAGTTAGTCTGAACTACACCAGTACAGTTGTTCAAACAGAGGTCATGATTAGACCCACTAGATATAAATACCAAAGCACCATATTTTGTATGACCTGTTGGATTAAGTGCCGCCTATTCTATGGGTAAGTTCTACATAGCAGATGCCTATGGATTATTCCAATTCACGTATAATCCACAAGGGTTTGACAAAGGTTATATGAAGTGGGGACTATATAACAATAAACAAGTATATTGAGTGTGCGAGAATCAATGATGGTTATATGTATCTACTGAGGACTGATGTTATGCGATGAGAGTATGGGATTCATGAGTAGACGATTACCAGACAGAATGAATCCTAATTTCTAGGGAATATGAATGAAAGGAATGAGGGACGGTTACTAAGATGTTAGATGAGATTAGATTAAACTATGAGCTTAATCCTAATATAATTGAATCTCAATACTCATCTAGTTCAGAACCTTATTGAACTATAGAGGTTTACGTATCTCCTAATAACTTATGGAAAGATACAAATCCAAACTCCCCAAATAGTGACAACTGGTGGAAGGTTATGAAGATTACTAAGAGTAGTAAATGAACTAGGACAGAAAAATCTAACTTATTTAATGACTTAAATAGTTGAGGTTCAGCTTTCAAGTTTGATTGGCAGACGATTACATACGCAATAGTAATAACTAGATGAGCAGAGCATAAAGCTACTCCAATAGTAAGGCAGATAGATATGATATATCATACAAAAGACAAAGTTAATAACGTTTATAATATAAATTAATGATGGAACGATTATTAGAAGACTGACAGCATGAATATAGGGCTACTCCTAATGAGTATCCTATTTCTAATAATGAAAGTCCAGCTACTTATGACCAGTTTATCACGCTTAGGGACACGTTAGTATTCTCTAACAAATACTATGCAGATAAAGCAGGTAGAAGTCTGATAATATGAACTAAGCTAGACTGAACCCCAACAGATACTATAGAGATTCGAGAGCCAAATATATTCATAGTTAAATTTGAGCCACGATGACAGATGAGTTTTGATGGGGATGGAAAATATATAGAGACATGATGACATGAGAGCGTGAATCCAATAAGCTGTGAGATAATGAAGAAGTGAAGATATGTAGTACAGCATAAGGCACAGTTCAACAATATAAGTTCAAATATAACTAGGATACACTGTTATGTAATTCAGCATCATGCTAGTTGAGGTTCAGATACTCCAAGAGCAGTATATGACTGGGAGTGGAATACTCCGTGAGAGATAATCAGAATGACTGCATTTGGATATGTAGAGTGTGACCTAGATAAATGAGACTGGTTGGAGTATAAAGCAGAAGACCAGTGATGAAATAGCATCATACCAGATATGGCAACAAATTCTAACTGGTGGATGGTAGAATACAAAGATTTAGCTTATAATATTTAATTAAATGGCAAAGAAAGAAGAAACTCCAATGTTAGATCCTATAGCATATAGAAGTGACTACAATCCTAGTGACATTCAAGAAGCGTATAGGAATGACCCAAATCTCCCATGAGTTTGACCATTAAATGCTAATGAAAACTATCAAGAGTATGGGGATGATAGTAGCCCAGAATGGCAGGGTCAGAGAGGATGACTAAACCCTAAGTATGAATGAGAGTGAACTGCAAACACATACATAGAGTATAATCCAGACTTAACTATTGCAGACCTAGACCCTAATTATTTGTATTGAGAGAATGCTAGACAACAGAATAGTAAAGAGAAATGATATATTGCAAGGAGAAACGATAATATTGCATCAGCCTTATATAATGAATGATTAGTAGGTAGAGAAGATGTTGCAAAGTTTCTCTGACAGCAAAGTGGATGGATGGATTCTACAGAAGAAGACAGATTGAACACAATAGATTCAATATGGAAGAGGCTATGACAGATTCAACCAACAGATAAGGAAGAGAAATCTCAGCCAGATTTATCTAAAGCTGATAATCTAGTTCAAGACACTAGCGGTAAGATATACTGAAAGACTACAGCAGAAGAATGAAAGCCTAGTAAATGAATAGATACACTAGCAGATGCTAATAGTGTGTTTAAGGCAATGCAAGAGAGCAGAGTTGCTAATCTAAAGAATGCTGTTAGTATGGATTCAGTGAAATTAGGATATATGATTGCCGATGGATTAAGCCCATTCAGTGAACAGACAATGAGAGATATGCAACAATATTATCCAGAGAAATATGCAGAGATACAGACACAAGCTAAAAAGATTAAATGACAGCAAGACATAGATAGTATAACAACATGAGGTAAGGTAGATGTAACTAGCCAGCTAACAGCTAGTGAAGATAATGTTACCACAAGTATGAACAATTTTGTTAATAGTACGGCTAGTGGTAGCTGAGCATGAACATTGTCTACTAATCTAAATAATGCTTTAGCACAGAGTGAAATAGTTAGTGGTGCTAGAGAACAAATGGAGGTATATAAAAGAAAGATACAAGAAATACAACAAGCAGCAGACGAATTGCCATCACTTGCCAATCAATATTTCAAATGAGATGTCCCACAATATCTAGTAAATGCATTTGTAAACAACAGACTACAGAAATATAACAAAGAGATAGAAAAATATCAGAATTTATATAATGCATCTTTAGATGAGGCTAAATTTGAAGTATCACAAGCACAATGGAGAGAAGAAATGAATTATAAATGGACAAATCTTCAAGCAGACCAAAATTATAAAAATGCTAATTTAGAGTTAAGCAGGCAAGAACTAGAGTTCAACAAGAAAAAGGCTCAGATTTCTCAATGACATTGGAACGATGATGGTAGTTATAGTTATGTAGACCTAGATGGTAATATGCATACTTTAACTGCAGAAGAAGCAAAGAAAGCTATTAATCAAGATTTATACAATAAATCTACAGCATTCATAGATTATTGGAAGAATGCTATTGATGTTGCTAAAACTAAATGACAGAATGTTTTTTGATGACAGTGTGAGGCTATGTCAGATAACTATACTAAGCAGAATTTCTGAACAGAGATGAAGAAAGAAGATTGAAGTGCATGAGCAACTACTGTAGATGAAAAAGCAAGATACGCTACTGAGGCATTGCCACAAAGATGATATGTGGCAGTGTTTGATTTCTGAATTAAACAAAGCGATTGAGTAAACTACTGACATACATGAATAGTAATAGATTATAATCCAGTTACATGAAATTTTACTACACTAGAATCAAACGTAGATTGATTATGAACAGTTGCAATTAGAACACGTAATATAAATAGTCCTAACTTAATCTGATTTTGGGATCCTACTGTTGCAGAGCCTTGGAATTGATGATGAGAGATATTCAGCTTTTATGACACTCCAATGAGAGACATATTTTTACAAGCATCGAAATGGGCAGAGAGTAAGACTAAAGAAGAAAGACAAGATATTGATGTGGCAGAACAGTCTTATGCTACACTATATGAACTAATGAACACATGATGAGAGCTTGAAAGATATTTAAACACTCCAGACGAAGTTTGAGCTGTAGAATGGGAAAAGTTTATGTGAATGCTAAAGAATGCAGATATGTATGAAGATTGAACTGTCGCATTTGACGCACTTAATAATAAAATCATAAATGAACTCGAGCATTGAGAAGAACTTGCATACGCTTTAAGTAGATTAAGAAGACTTGTAGAAATTAAGTTAAGGCGTGAATCATGAGCGGCTATCAATGCTACAGAGTGGAGATGAAACTATGCAAACTATCTACCAGAGGCATGACAAAGCCCAGAGTATATGTATAAAAAATTAAGAGCTTTAGAGTTAGATACAATACCTTGAAATTTGCCTTCACAATGGAGATGAGATTATATACCTATATTTACAAGTTATGAAGATTACTTATCTAAGAATGATACTACTGATGAGCTTATAGAATGATTCCAACAGAGAGAAAACGGTACAAATAATAGCTCAAAAACATAATATTCTTTAAAAAAGAGTAAAAAATAATTTATATTATTACACAATATAGAATGGCAGAATTAGTTTGAAAAAGATTTAATATGAATGCCGAAATGGATTCACTAGATAATGTATCAGTGAAAAACACGGTGGGGTCTGGTGGGTTAAATTTCTCTAAATGATTCACTTATCAAGACCAGAATCTTAGCAATGTACATAATTCAGCAGATGAAGTAGAAAAGATGTGTCATGATAGAATGGAAAGATTTTTGTGAAAAAAAATATCAACTAGAAAAGTAAGTAATGAAGAAATTAGTACATATATAAAATGACTAGATTCTAAGCAAAAGAAAATATTTACTAGTCTATATGATGATGGTTGTAGCTTTAATGATGCTGTCGCATATATGGATGCATATAATACGAATCCAGATTTATTTAAAAATCCTGTTGCACCATGAGTATGAAAGTTTGAAGAAGCCCCTTCTACGTGGCAAAGCATAGCACAGTGACCTATAGACACACTAACTAGACCTGTAAGATGGATGTTTAATAAGGCAAGTGATGTAGCAGATTGGGCTGCTGATAAATTATGAGTAGATGAAGAAACTATAGCACGTAATCATACAGACTTCGATGAACTGTTAAGATTGCCTAATGCAGATAGAGAGTCATTCGCATATGATGCCGCAGAGCTTTGAAGTGATTTAGCAATAACAGAACTTATAACAAGTGCATTAGCATGACCTTTATGATCTGTGTGATGATTGGCATTACGTTCTAAAAAGATAAAAGATTTTGTAACAAAATATCCTAAGTTCATGAAATATTTATGAAAGTTCGGAAAATGAGTAGAAGATATGACTGTGCTTGACGCTGTGGAGTGAGAGACACCTAACTGATGGAATCAATTATTTGGATGATGAGTGAATGTATGACTAGAAGCATTTGGTTGAAAATCTGTTGCATGATTAAAATGAATAATGAATAAATCTGATGCTATGAATGTGTTGAAGTCTTTAGCTGATAATTGATTAGAAAAGGTCAATTTAAGCCTGTCACAATTATGAGAGTTCTTTAATAAGATATGAGCAAAGTGAACTAGAAGACAAATATTAAACAAACTTAACAATCGGAAAACAAAAGTTATAACTCTAAAAGATGAGTTGCTCGGTGTATCTGACGATTTGTTCAAAAGTGAAGAAGCAACACAGATATTAAATCAGCTATTTGAGTGATACTCAAAGCATCCATGAAGCGAATGATTATTAGAAGAGATTACAAAACTGATTAGTAAAAGTGATGAATACACACTAAAACAGTTAGAGAAAATAAGAAGTATGTGGCAAGATTCTCCATTAAATCCATATTTGAAAAATGTGGTAAAAGAAACTAAAGATGCTTGGGGAACTCCATGAAATCTTAATCTATATAACTCTGTTAGAAAAACAATAAATGAATGAGCAGAGAAACTTGGAATATGAAATATAAATGAATTGAATAAGGAGATACAAATTACGACAGAAGCTATAAAATGAATTGAGAATAAGATAGTATGAGACCAACTTAAAAAAGAATTGGCTACATATACTACATACTGAACGATTTGATGACTCGCTAATATGGCTCTTGGTTGAGATTTCAAAAAGGGTGCTATTTATTGACTATCAATAAAATGATTATATAATTTAGTCACTAAGCCAGCTGTGCGTAGTTATATATCTGATGCATTATTTAAAATGAAATGATGAGTTAGAAAAGAGCTTTCAGATTTTATATGAAAGTGATGAGAATTAAGTGAAGAAGCATATAGTAAGTTGCTAGATATACTTGATAAATCAAAATGAAAAGTAAAGGATGAGATAACTAAATATCTAAGTAATTTAGGAATGGGTATGGCGAGAGTAGCAACAGAGTCAGCCCCAGATAGTGCATATGAGAAATGAAAAGATTTATTATGAAAATAGGTATTGACAAAATGTACCAAATGTTTATACAAATATCGTTTATATGATATTGGATATACAGATGATGGATCGAATATTATGGATCACAATCCCAGGCATAACAATATTCATAACATTGAATGTTATATTTGGAAGCATATGATATATCTCATCACACAAGAAAGAAATTAAAGAATTTTGGACGGGGTTGTATGATATAATTAAAAGTCTATTTAATTGAACATTGTTCGACTAACATATTATATATCTAAAGAGAAAGGACAGCATGACGCTGTCTTTTTTTTGTATTTTTTCAAATTCCAACGCTATGACTATAGTACAGTCAGATTTATATCCTATTGATAAGCAATGGAAGTAAAGAGTGTATACCTAGATTTACAGGAGTGAGTGAAGAATGGTAATGTGTGGAGATTGGAGAGTGAAGCGTTCAAAGACCCAATAGAGATAAAAATCTGATATGATAACCACGATATAGTAGAGTTCACTGCTAAGGTTGAAGAACTAAAGCATGGACTAGACAAACACGAGAGACAAATAACCCATCTGAATGGGGATAATGTGAATCATAATCTATTCAGAGATGAGTTCCAAAATAAAGTGAATAATAAGCAACAGCAGATAGATGAGCTTAGAATGAAACTAGAGGAAGAGGAGAAAGAAAAGAAAGAGCTTTATAAGATGATAGCTGACCTAAAAACAACAGTAGAAACACATAGTGGGACAATTCTCCATCTCCAAGATGAAATGAAGCTAATTCAAAAAAAGATAACGAAACAACCTATGGTTTTCCACGATAAAT